TGTACGCTCGAAGTGTTTCATACCGTTAGGTACGTCGGTTGTTAAGAAGTATGCATCAGTATCAGTTAAGAAATGATTAACTGTGTATCCTTCTGGAATCGCACCGTTTGATCGTAATGCGTTAGTATCGTTATCAGCAGTACCAACTCTTTGGTCAGTTTCTAATAAACGAGTAGCAACGAATTGCAATGCTGGTGGAATTACTAACTTACGTGGTTTAGCAGCAATTAATAAACCTCTTTCATCTGTCCAACCAGCTAACTGAATAACTGCGTTTTCTAATGAAGTTTCGTTTAAGTCAGCAGCAACTGACTGAGTATTGCTGTTTGTACCGCCGTTAACTAATGGGTGATCTGTAGCAAATAAAGCTTTGCTGTCGCCACCTGGATAGTTAGTACCATCAAAGCCGTTGTTTAAAACGTTAGCAGCTTTAACTTGTTTTGTGTAAGACATAGCACGAGCTAATGCTTTAGTGTATCTAGCAGATAAAGTGTCGTAGAGGTTATCTTCAACTGCTTCTTCTGTTAGAGAGAAACCTAAAGCGATGGTTTCGTGATTGTATCTTGCTGTCCAAGCTTCTTGTGCATTATCATAAGCGATTGCAGCGCCTTCTGATTTATTAGGTGCAGCTGCGAAGCCTGATAGTTTTGTTTCTTCTTCGAAACTTCTTTCTGATGATTCTGTTTCGTAGATTTCTTTGTGCTCTTCACCATAACGCTGATATTCCATTCCGAATAAAGCATTAAGGCCAGGAAGCAACTCTTTTAATAACTGAGCTCTTGAAATTGCCATGGTTTATTCTCCTTAAATACCAGTACCGTTAGTGTATGCATGAGACTTAGGATTAAATTTAACCAATAAGTCTGTTTTAGCATCACCAACAGATGAAGTTGTGCTATCAACAAAGTCCACAATTTTGAATGCGATTGTATCAGTCACTTCAAGAGTTGTTGGATCTGCTACCATTGTTGAATTACCTGTTACTGCTGAACCTAATGTAGGGTTCGCAACACCAATGTTTGAACCAAGAGCGGTTTGAGCCACTGCTTCGTCAGCTTGGATTTGGAATACAACATCTGAATCATCAATAACATAAGCCACAGCATCGGATGCAGCTGTAGAAGCTGGCCAATATTGTGAGAATAGTTTTTGTTTAGTATTTGGGTCTGTATATGAACATCCAACAAATACGCCAACTGTACCAGCTGGGAACGGTGATGCATTAGTTCCGAGCTCGTCGACGATTTCTACAACGCCATCAGCTACGATAGAAACTACTGATCCGTTATAAATGTTAGAAGCATAAGCAGACGCAATTTTTAATTGGCGAGTAGAACCAGCATAAGGCTGACCCCCTACCAAATTAACGGCCTTTAGACCGTAAGGTGCGGCTGTTGTTGCCATAATATAATCTCCTTAAAGATATGTTTAACCTTTACCAAAAGACTTAGTAGATTTTTTATCAGAGAATAGTGGCATACGTGGGTCATTTTCTTTTAAGAAGCTATTATCAACAGCTTGTGCTTGACCTTCTGTTTTTTGTTTATAGTATGCATTTCTTTGATCTACCATTTCTTGTGGCATTTTACAAAGTATCAAACCACCTACTTCAACAGCGTCTTTATATTGGCTGTTAGGGTTTGATGTTAATTTTATTTCTGGGTGTTCTGAATGTTTCACAGGTTCCCAGCCTTCACGCATTTTCGAAGAAGCGTTCCTGGCATCAGGTTCGTTAGCGAGCGTGACTCGTATCCATCGATATGCCCATCCTGCCTGTTTATTAAACTCTGGGAGCAAAGATGGGGGTGCCCATTGCTTTGTTCTCATATCTGTTTCTTCACGAGTTACTACTTCTCTACTTTTTCTGTTATCCATTTGCGTTCTCCGTTTTTAAAAGTTCTCTTGCATATTGTTCCGGGGTTAACTTAAACTTCTTAGCCAAAGCTAATTGTGTTTTAGTCAATCGTACTTTTTTAGGCGCGGTACTACGCGTAGCCGGAGCAACTACAGTCGATGGTTTGCGTTGGGCGGGTTTATCCTCTTCCAACGAATCAGTGTCCCCAAAGTATTCTGGGAATCTTTTCTGCATCGTATCATCAATACGACGGTAATACTCATCAGTAGATGGGTTTATACCCGACCTAACTAATTTTTCATGTAGCCCTAGTGCGAGGCTCGTCATCTCTTCATCTTGCCCAAACCATTGGTTTTTATCTTGCCAAGCTAAAGCTCGACTATCAGGTTTAGGGATATTTTGTTGTACTTGTTGCTGTTGTTGTATTTGTACACTATTTTCAGGGGTTTGTAAAGCTTGACTTTGATATTGAGGTCTCATACCTAGTGTATTTTGCAATTTAAACTGAGCTTCATTTAACTTAGTTTGAGCTTCAATAATCTTTTCAGAATCTCCTGCATCATAAGCTTCTCTATAATCTCTTTTAGCAACAGCTAAATCTGATTCATATTTTTCTTTAAGAGTATTAATATAACTTTCTTCGCCTGAACTTAGCGTGTTTTTAAGTTTTTTATTTTCTTCGATGATTTGTTGAGCATAACGAATTGCCTCTTCTTTTTCTCGTGCAGCTCTTTCTTTTTCACGTCTTTCATCATGGTAAACTTTTTTAAGTTGAGCCATACGTTCTTTTACACGTGATGAATAATCATCTAAGTTGTCGTTTTCTAATTCTTCAACAACTTCTTTCGGTAGTGGGTCACGATTTCTATCTTCAGGAGGAGTATCATCTTCCTCTTCAATTTCAAAATCAAATTCTTCTTGTTTAGGTTTAGATTCAGCCTTTTTAGATTTGGCTGCTTCCTCGTAATCTTCTTTATCCTGTTTAGACTCTAATTCAACTTCCGTCGTCTCTTCATCTTTTAATTCTTCAGGTATCTCATTTATAATATTAGCCATACTGTTTCTCCTTATGCGCGTTCGTATCCACGTGGGTCATCGACCACTGCTTCTACGGTATCGTCGTTAATAATGCGGAACTCTTTACCATGTATTTTGATACGAGTACCCGAATATGCTCTAGTGATTACAAAGTCGCCTTCTTTACACCAGGGTCCTGTAGGAAAACGGTCTTTATCTTGATAAGCCATATCTCCTACTTTAATAACAAATAAAACCACAGTTGAATGTTCTTCAATATGTTTGGTTGCACCTGCCTTAATCAACCCACTCTCATACTTTTCATCAACGTTAGGCACAGCACATAAAATGCGATAGCCTTTGACTTCTGGTAATTGAGTTGTTTTTTGTTTAGGTTCTTCATTCACTACTGTATTTCCTTTAGGGTCTACAATAGTTTTATTTGGCGTAATGATTTCACTCATTCGTCGTCCTCCATGTTTTTTGCAAGGTCTGCTATGTGTCTTTGTGCAATCATGAGACCTCGTATAATGCCTGCACTGTTTTGGTATTGAGCAAAATCTTGCGCATGCCCATCACCTAATGACTCTAAAATAATATTGCGTTCTTCTTCTAACTTTTCAGCTAGAACTTTTAACGTTCCATCTAACATGGATTAGTCCTTTCTTTGCTTGTTGATAACCTGTTTAGTTATTTCAGTTTCTAACTTTTTCTCTTGCATTAATGCATCCATACCAAGTTTAACTCCTTGGCGTAGTTCTTCTGCATTAAGTCTGTCTTTGCCTGCGGTAACTTCAGCTCCTAATTTAGCTCCTGCTACTCGTTCGGTAGATTCAATCTTCATTTTTTCTAGTTCAACTTTAGCTCTATCAATCTCAATGTCTGCCAATGTTTTTTGGTTTCTAGCTTGGATCTCCATCTCTTTAAGTTGAAGTTCTTTTTGTTGCATTGCAAGCATTGGATCTTGAGCTTGTTGTTCAGCTTGTTGCTGTTGAGCTTCTGCTATATCTTTCTGTAGAAGTTTTTTAGCTGCTTCAGAAGCGAGTCGAGAAATCTCTACTTCATATTCTTCAGGTATTGGGTTCTCTTCATTCACATTAGGTAATGGAACTCCAAGTTGTTCTTCTACTTGTTTCTTATATTCAAAAGCTAAATGTTCTGCAATGTGTGCTTCCATAGCTGCAAGCATAGCTCCTGCTTGAGGGTTTTGTCCTACCATTTGTCTTATTTTAGGATCATCTCTAAATGACATATGAGTTACTAAATGCGCCTCATGGTCTTGGTATATAAATGCTTGTACAGGTTTTTGATTTAATATATTCATATTCTCTGTAACAGGATCTGCAGGGGCTACATTATTTTTATCTGGAAGCAATGTATCTATATTCTTAACGCCTAATACTTCTAACATCTGTCTATTAAGAGCTACCATGTCATATAAATCAGGGTTTTGTTGTGCTAATTGCATTACTGCTTGATACTGAACAACCTTCTGTGACATTGTTGCAGCATTAGGA